CGCAATTTCAATTTGTTTCTCCGCTATCTCTGCCGTTTTTTCAACGATTTCGGCCTTGCTCTCGGTTTTACCACGGCGATACATAAACACACATATGCCAATAAACGCAAGAACAAGGCCGAAAATCGCATAGATCATTTCTTTACGTCACTATCCGACAGGAGTAGGGAAATAACGCCATACAGAGCCACTCCAGCGGTTGTGATGGCTTCGGTCAATTCAGGCTTCAAAGCTACACCAGCAACGCCAAGAAGGGCTACAAGGCCTTTATATGTTGATGGGTATTTCAGGTAATTAAGCAGTTTAAGAAGGATGGTTTTCATCGGTATCTCCTTTGTTATGGGTAAAATTTTCTCGAGAGTTCGAAATGTACTAAATCTTTAAAGGTTTCCCAATCCCCACCATATACAATCGGAACGGATAACTCTTTTGCGGCCTGTTTCATGGCCTTTTCAATCTTATCATAAATCTTTGGTTGCCAAGTGACTTTCCCGCCTACTAATGCCACAAGGTCAACTGCTTTACCAGATAAATGGCGGCTATTCATCGTTGTGCTTGCGCCTGATTTAACCAATTCAGCTTGGCGTGTGACGCTCCGAAGCCCTTCCAATACCATAAAATCAACCTCTGTTATTTCAAGCGCACGTTTAACCACTCGGACTAAATCCTCATGTACACCCTCAAGGTTATTCATGCTGCGCTGCGAAAACTTAAAGGCCATATTAACCCCTATTAAAGTGGCTTATGAAGTATGTAATCCCTGACCATGCAACAGTGAAAACGAACGTCACCCCACCCAGAAAGCCCTTATAATGGCCTAAATCCTTCTTAACTTCGGAAAGGTCGCTGGACACGTCCTTAATGCTTTTGCCCAACTCATCCAGCTTGTCAGTCAGTAGTTTAAAGGCTTGGTTGTCCATGGTTGTCCCCTTTGGTTGATTGTATCAAAAGACCCATGCGAAAAGCAATAATTTCAAGATCATCTGTATCAATAAAAGGTGTGCGTTCCCAATGTGAGCCATCCACTAGGGTGGATAAAATACCACTGCCATCTGGGTTAAATTCTATGGTGGTCATATACTGGTAACTTTCCATTGCTCAGGAAACGGCCTTTCAACAAAGCCGAAATATTCAGGCGGCAAACGATCCGCCCCTGCTTTGAATTTATCATCATTTCTCAAGCTTGCAAAATAAAACGTACTATCAGGGCTTTCTTTAATCATATCCCATGTAATTGTTTTTGCGCTGTTTGGCATATCCTCGCCAGTTAAGGCGTTTTTACCGATTAGCTGACCGTTAGCAACGGTGTAACCGAGGTCAAGCCAGTACGTCGCAGCCATATCATTAATCGCTGCAAGGCATGCTTCTGCCTGTTTCTGCGTGGGAAATTCTAGGATTAGATAGTTGTCCATGTGATCCCCCACTTATCCGCAAGATATGCCCCTAGTAAGTTTTCGTTAGCGGTCGATAAATTAGCAGAGTAAACTAAAACTTCAGCTATACCAGCGTCAAGGAAGTTAGAGCCATCAGAAATACCAAAAACAGTCACATCTGATGTAAGGGCATTATTTGTTGCATTTGAGCCATTTGAAACACCGTTGACCCTAATGATATTGCCTGTAGAATGCGATTTAAAAGATGCGATCGACGGGGTAACTATGCCAGTTGTCGATCCAGTAAGCAAAACCGCCTGATTCTGCCTTACGATAACAAAGCCTTCTGTAGTTGAGCTTCTTAGATATAAAGCACCGGGAGCAGAGCCAGAAAAGAAAGCCTTTGTTGTTCCCGTATCATCAACTTGGCATACGATGTAAACGGTATATCCGTTTGTTCTCGATAGTGCTGAAGTAAGTAACATAAAATCGCTAGAACCATCAAAGTCTATAGTGTTTAAGCTGTTTATAGTGCGAGTTCCTGTTGTCGGTTGGCTCAATCCAATCACCTGTAAGGCGTGGTTATTATTCCCGCTCTTGTCATCCCATTGACTAACGGCTCCAGCAGTTTGTGTGATTGTCGCAGCGTCCGCAGCGTCAAGCCATAAGGCAATTCCAGCAATATCTAAAGGGGAGAATGGAGTAACCCCACCTCCCCCGTAAACATGATGCCTACGTCTGCGAAAAACAGACATTATTCACCGATCAGGTTTTTAACGTTTGCTCTAGCTGCTGCCAAAGCGTCAAGGATTTTCGCAAGATCTTTTTCTGCCAAAGACGACTTTTCACCCAGTTCAGCAAGGTTTTTTTCCTTTGCCAGACATTCCGCAGAAAGTGACTTTGATTTGGCTTTAAGAGCCTCGACCTGTTTTTCAACAATGCTTTTCTGCGCTGTGGCTTCTAGCAATGCCGTAGCTTTTGCGCCCTCAACGATTTCAGTTGCGGCTTTTTTTGCCAAAGCAACTTTTGCTTGTGATGACTTCTCTTCAGCATCAAGGTTTTCTTTATTGGCGAGCAATTTTGCTACTGCATCCTCAAGCTCTTTTTTGTTCTGCTGAAGGCCAATAATAGATTGAATAACATCGTTCGCATCTTGGTAAACTCGCAGGTTAACCAATTCACGCTCAACGATTTGTTTTAGTTTTGAAAGGTCTGCCATTATCTATCTCCTACGGCTTTAATAATTACGGTCAATGCGGTTGTTCCATCGCCAGCGGTACAAATTGGGCGAAGGTAACGGTAGCTTTGCAGGACAATGTCACCACCAGCGGCGGTCTTTGTCCAAGCGTTGCCTAAGTTATCCTCAATCGTTGCCCATTGTGCGTTGGTCGTTCCAGCCGCGTAATCCGTAGGAACGCGTGGATCATTTGAACCCTGCAACGTAACAGAACCAGCAGCACCAAACGTGCCGAAAATCTGCGCCGTTACGTCAGTCATTAATCCGCTTTCGAAAAACTGACCGCTGTCACCGTTCGCAAGCACCCAAGTTAGAATCGTCATGCCAGCCTTGTGGGTGTCGTTTAAACTCCCCGCTGACCAATTTACTACCGCCATTTTTTATCTCCTTTTGTTAATTTAAACTCGAACATATTCTGTAATGATTACAACACCAGCAGCACCAGCCCAGCCTACGCGCTGACCTGGACCATCTCCACCGCCCCCGCCGCCGTAGTTTGTACCCGCTGTACCTGTACCAGTATTTCCGCCGATACCGCCACCACCGAAATAAGAACCACCGCCTGATCCACCAAACCCTGAAGGGCTAGCTGAACCACCAGCGTTACCATTTGAATTTAGGTCTCCGCTTGCACCAACGCCACCAAGAGCGCCAACTAGAGTCACGCTTGCAGAGTTAGTGCCTGTGCTACCTACGCCACCCGTAGCCGTAACGATTGCACCAACAGAAGTCGTACCGCCTGTACCGCCTGTACCGCCTGTGTTTGCACCAGCAGTACCACCAGCCCCGATAGTTACAGCTTTACTTGCGCCAATTGTAGCAGCCGCAACAGTCTTTCTTGCGTAACCACCACCACCACCACCGCCAGTTCTTGAGCCAGTCGCGGAAGCACCTAGACCACCAGAGCCGCCTCCACCGCCAACCACTTCAATCGTGCAATATTCCATGCCAGTTGTTGGGGTGTATGTGCCGCTTGCTGTGAATGTCTGCACAACTACGGATGGGACTTTCGTCTGGATTGTTCCGCTTGCCACTACATCTAAAGTAGCGGTTGTTGCGGTTGATAGGCCAGATAGTTGGAAAACAGCCTGTTTGGTTACATCGCTATTATCTTGAATGGTAAATTCGCTGTCCTTAACGATAATCGTCTTGTTTGTGAGCGTCTGTGTACCCGTCAATGTTGCAACAAATGCAGGGATATTGAACAAGCTAGACCACTCATCACCATCGCAAATAATAACGGCACTTTCACCAACGTTTAGAGCTAACGATGCCACGTTATTGATAGTTTCCGAACCATCTGGGTCAACCGTAACAACACCAGAACCATCATTCCTAACGATGAAGTAGAAACCCTCGTTAATACCTGAAACGGCGGGAAGGGTTAGGGTGATTGTACCCGTACAAACCAATAAGGCATTGGCGTAGGTATCAACTACAAGAGTGTTAGCAGAAATATCATAAACCACCGCACCGAATGCAGTCGAAGCCGTACCGCCGATGTTATCCTCTGTGTCGATTGTTACATCAGCCGCAGTCTTAAGAATGAATTTGTAACCACCGTCACCAAGCCAGATTGCAGCACGTCCTGCGCTGTCTAGAATAACAGGGTTGGCGTTAGCCGTTAAACCGCCGCTATCTGTATAGGTGGCTTTTGGGGTGCTTGTACCAGCTTCATAAGTGTATACCTTGCCGCCAGCCAAAGGATTGCCGTTATTGTCGAAGTTTTGCCAAAAAACATACGGTGCTAGATTTGCCATTATTGTGTTCCTCTTGGCGTTGTGACTGTAACGCGATTAGAATTTTGGATCATTTCGGGGGTTATTTGACCAGACAGCAATTTTTGTTGCTCGGCTTTTTGAATGGCTTTTTCAATCAAGCGCGGGTTTCTGTTGATTAAAGCCTGATAACCTCTATTTGCCGCCAATGTGGAAGCCGTTGTAATGGGAGCAGCTCCAGCGGCACCCGCACCAAGGCCAAAGATTGCAGCTTTTTGAACGGTATCTGAACCGCCCAATTCAGGAAGTAACTCGTTTGCTACACGGGCAAGATCGCCAATCTCCCCTGCTTTACCGCGCGTTGCTTGTCTACCGTAAATTTTGCCAACTCTGTTATTCAACAAAGACGGGCTAATGTTTCCAGCCTTAGCTTTTTGCGCCAAAGGCTCAATTACAAGAAGGTTTTTGTATTGCTGTTTTGCCGTTGACAGAATTTGCTTTTCAGCATCATCTCCAGCGGTCATAACATCGATGATAGCGTTTTCTAAATCGTGCATCAATTCACGAGTATCTGGGTTGCTGGTCTTGCGAGCCAGTTGGTTAGCACGTGATCTTAGAAACGCCAGCTTCTCACCTGAAATAGATCCATCGGGCATAACGTTCTTTGCGACGACTGCTAATTCTTTATCGAAGTTATTCAGCGCATCCGCATTATAAACACTTGGCGCATCTCTTAGCACTTCATCGATCTGATCTTTGAAAGACGATTCCATGGTAAAGGTCTTGCCCTTGCCAAGGTTGTCGAACATTTTACCCACACGACCAAAAGCGCGATCCATTAACTCGGGTGTAATTCTTTCGGAGTTTTCTCCAAATGTATTGGTCAATGCGCGGTTGAATGATCTCAATTGCTTATCTCTAAATTCATTCTGACCAGAGAAAGGAAGCTCTTGACTTACTTTCTGAATATTCTTCATCGCCTTGGAGCCTGTAATCTCATCAAGCGACAATGGGATTTTGTATTTCTTGGCAATGTTAGCGACTTCGAGCAATCCCTCGTCAACCGTTGGAGCTAGAGCCGAAACTAACGCACCACCGCCAGCAGTTGCAAGAGGAATGGCGGCACCAATAGAACCGCCAAGAATTGCGCCTGATTTAGCCCCCTCTTGACGTTTTCCTTCTTCAGCAGTTCCTGCACCGTAAATAGCCCCAGTCGTGGCACCCGCACCGCCGCCGATAAGACCTTTGGAGAACAAATTTCCCGCCCTTGCAGCAAGCCCTTTTGCTTTGGGTAATAGGCCAGAACTAACCCCGCCTGAAACAGCGCTTCCCGCTCTTGTAGATGCACCAGCAACTCCTGTTAATAAGCCACCACCAAGACCGGCAGCCAAACTAGTGACTGGGTTTTGCTCTTGTTGTGCAGCTAGTTGTGATTTCGATAATTCTTGACCTTGCTTATAAACATCACCAAACTTTTGACCTGTCATTGGGGCGACTACGCCAGCAGCCAAAGCCGATGTTAACTCGTCGCCAAAACCCAAAGTTGCACCCTGCATAGACTGGTCTAATATTGTCTTTGGAATGCTTTGTTGTGGTGCAGTTTCTTGAATGGCGTTTTGTGGGCTTTTGTCAGCCAATTCAGGGAACTTTTGTTGAATAAGCCCCCTGATCTGCTCTTTAGGCATATCATCAGGAAAACTAACAATGTCACCGTTAGGCATCCTTACATTTGCCATTATTTAAAATACTCCGAATAATCAACCGCGCCACTTTGATCTTGTTGAACTGGCATAGGCTCGTTGCTTGGAAATTCCCCGTACTGCGCCTTATATGCGTTTTTAACCCGCATCAAAGAGCCCTCACGAAGTTTTTTATACTTCTTCAGTTGATCTCTTAACTGTGACGGGCTTTGCGCTTGATTAAGAGCCGCTGCCGCACTTTGCAATAGACCTAATTCTTTTTCAGAGACCGCACCCAAAGCCCCTCCAGTTGGCGAGTTGTCACGCATTTTCTGCAGTGTCGCAAAAGCCGCGTCTGCCTGAATAGTTTCAAGCAACGCCCCTAGATCCGCTGCAGGTGTGCCGCCAATATCTTTAGTTTTCTGACCAAGATAACCAGAAGAAATAGCGCCAGTTTGCTTAATTGCTTGATCAAGCGTCTCTCTAAGGTTTTTATCTTGCGCGGTATATTCTGAGAATGACGCCGCTGCCTTGGGTGCGGCTTCCATTCTCTTAGCACCAAGTTCAATATTCGCTTTATTAGCAGCTTTCGCACTTTCTTTGGCAATATCAAGCTCTGCTCCGTATTTCTCTAGCTCTTGTTTAGGATTAGCCGCCTGTGGCAGCGTACTTGCTAGATTACCAAAAACATTAGGAACTTCACTTGGCACGTTAGCTGCATCCGCTTCTGCCAAACCCTGCATCAATTCAGGGCTTGCCATACCCATAGGAGGCGGTACAACCTTACCCAGAGTGACGTTCTCACCTGTATTTTTAAGCGTAACTTGCTGACCAATCATAGGGTCAGTTTCGCCCTGCGCTGGCGGTACAAAAGGCGCTCCTTGGTTAAGGCTATCAAATATAGAACGGTTTTTAGGAAAAGGCATACCAGTTGAAGGGTCAACGGCATTTTGGCTGGTGTTCATAACATCCCAAGCCTTAGCCAGTTCAACGTCCTTTGGATTTGGCGCACGTCCTGCTTGGCTGTCACGAATAACACGATAGGCCGCGCCCTCGTAATCAGTCTCCGCTGCCTTTGCTTCTTGTGCTTTAATCTGTCTTTGTTGCGTTAGTTTGTCAAAGAAGCTTCCGATAGCAGCGTCACGCTTTGCCGCGTTTTGCTGTTGCAATTGCGCACCTTGCAGGAATATGGACGGGTCAAGAGCCATTAGTGAACCTCTCTAAATTTCACGCCAATCATGTCGTAATTAACAGCCTTGTGACCGTCAATTTCTCCGACCGCTTCAGGTGTGATCTTTTCAACTTCTTGCGCCATAACGCCGATGAATTTAGCGTCTGGTTTGCCTTTGTAAGTAAATTCGTAAATCGGATAGCCGTTTTCAAAGCCGACTGATTTGATATTTTCTTTGAGGTTTTTATCTGACATTAACCACGCAGATCCAAGGCTTGTACCAGCGTTTAGCAAACTACCAAACATCGAGCCTTTATTCGCCTGATTAGCTTGGTTTGCAGCCACGATTGAATTACCCATACCAGTATAAAGATCACCCGCACTTGCGGCGTATTGCTGCCCAGCTTGTTGCATTTGCTGATTAGTCGTTTGACCGATACCAGCGATACCCGCCAAACGGTTGTAAATGTTTGTTTGGTCGTTGTTGTAACGATCATACGCATTGCCGTATTCTTGCGAAGCGGATTGTTGACCGTATTCCTGTAGTGCTTTCGCAGCCGCCGGGTTCATCGATCCGAATTGACCTTTTGCCGCCAAGGAACGCTCAAGGGCTTTGTTTCCTTCGCTTAATCGGAATTGATATCCGGGATCTTCTTGGTATTGATCCATGCCGAAGTTCTGCAACAAAGAACCATATGTTGGATCACTCGTAACCGCAGCGTTAGCAGTTGTTTGGTCTGCCAATGCTTGTTGAACAGCCGCGTCAAGGCCAGTGTTATCAACCGTACCAGATTGACCCCCGCCGTAGTTTTTCAGGAAGGACGTAATATCTTGGTTACGCTTTGAATTATTTGAAAGCTGCGAGCCATGACCGCCATTTGAAGAAGTTGCTTGTAGCAAATCAGGGCGGTAAGTCTCTAGGGCTGTTTTCTGTTCTGCGCTTAGTGTGGGATTCTTGATCCCCCCAAATGTCGTGGTAAACTTCACATCACCAAGCCCACCCCCACCACCAGCCGAACCGCCAGTAGTATAGGATGAAGCCAATTCATTTTTATAGTCTTGTGCAGTTTTATTTGTCGTTCCACCAAGACCCATGCGCTGCATAAGAGAATTCAGCCCAGTTGTGCCAGCTTGATAATATGGCTGGGAACGTGCTACGCCCTCATCATACATTCTCTCCTGAAGGTCTAACGCCTTTTGCCCGTACTCCAGCATTGCCGAAGGATCAGAACCGCCGCCACCTTTACCGCCACCACTACTCATTTTGTTCTCCCATCGTAAACAGCCGCAATGCCGATTACTTTCGCACCCATATTCTCTAGGAAACGAGCTTTTAAATCTCTATTGGCTGGCGTGACAAAGTTAATTTCTAGAACAAGCCCAAAACGATCCGCGACTTCACGCGCTGCAATAGAAAGCAGTTTAGCGGCTTTGTATGATCTGAATTGTGGCAGGATAAATAACATGTACTCGCCCAATACTGCATCGTTTGAATAAAAAGGCTTGTAAGTCGTTAGACCGTGGAAGCCTATAATATCACTACCGTTTTCGAGTAGGATGCAGGGCGCGTGTTCCCAGTTTGAGATGATTTTACCCGTTAGCTTTTCACGCGAAACAGTCACATGAGGATTAACCGACAATTCATCTAGCCCCATGATACACAACTCTATTACCTTGTGCAAGTCTTCAAAGGTCGCATATCTTACATTCATTGATTTGGTGCGCTCACTCTTGAGATAAATAAACCAAAGTTATAGAAATCCATATTGTCAGTTGTATCAACGTAGAATTTACCGCCGTTGGCAACAAATGTGGCAAGGCAGAAAATTGGTATTGAAATGCTATAAATATACGGGATACCCGCACCTTTTGTTGATTCGAACGTTTGGTTATAGACGATATTACCCACCGCAATTTCCAACTCAAGGTTAAATCTATCACTTGGCGTGCTTGGAACGGCTGTAAAATCAAACCGTAAGATATAGCTATCGCCTATCGCCGTAGGTGTTATTTTGTTACCAGAAAACCAAGATAGACCGCTTGGGATATAGGTTGTGTTATTAAAAGAACCCAATGTGTCAATCGTTAGTTGTGTTCTGGTATTATTGATATTTAAGGGGCTTCCCGATGTATATTGGCTGTCATCATAAAACGCCCAGCCGTGGATTTGCTCAAGGCTGTCGATCTTCTTTTTCAATGCCTGAAACCACAAAATCCAGCTTTGAACAAAGCGATTGAGTGGGTTTAACGTCTGGTCACCAATTGGCGGGGGCTTAAGTTGCATTTAGGTACGCATCGTTAATTTGAAAGAATGTCGGTTCAGTATAACGGATTTTCCAAACGCGGTCACGCGCAGAACCACATCTACCCCAACGGACACGGGTTTTATACTTGCCAACCTTGCCAGTTGAAATCCATCGCTCATTGCCCCAAGTTCTGCCGCCATCATCGGAATACTGCATCATGATCTGCGGGTCAGAACCCTGCCCAGATTGCAGCCCTCGGCCTGTTTCCATGTCCAATTCAAAGGATGAAAACGCTATATTCTTCTTTTCATCGGCAATATGTGGAGAAATACGCTCTCTGTGGATTTCGTCACCATTAAATGAGAATATGTCTAATCTCTGGCGGTAAATGTTACCGTTTGTTCTATCCCCGATAAAGTTCGACTGGTCAAAGAAGAAATGGCAATTTCCTCTGTGTTGCTCCTGACCGCTGGCGCTGTTATATGCTCTTTCGTGCCACATACCCGTAGCACCATCATAAACTAGGGTCGTATCTAAGCCCTTAATTTGCAGAACGTAAAACACATGGCCTTGCTCGTGATACACATAGGCATAGCTTTCAGTAAAGTCAGTAGCGCTTGAGATGATAGCTTCAATGGCCTGTGTGCTCATCCGTTGTGCTTGGTATCCGTTAGCTTTCCACACTACGCCACGGCCTTGCGGATCCACACCAAGCCAAGCGATTGTATTATCAAATGCCTGAATAGTCTGTGCAGCCGCGCAACCTGTTTGGATTACCGCGCCTTGGATACGCTCAAAAGGAAACGCTGCCGCGCCTGTATTGGTGAAAATCTCGGTTGATCTTGAGCCAAATAGCCATAAGTTACCAGTATCGGAAAACACAGATAGCAGAGGGTCGGAACTGCTCACGGCCTGTGAAAAGTCTAGCGTATCCCATGTCAAACCGTCATTAATCGCGGAAATGTAGAAGTTATTGGTGTCTTTCTGCGGAACGATAAAATAACCATCCTGATAAGTGACCGTTTCACACACGGGGAAATCAACGTCTACAATCTGCTCGAACACAAGACTGGTCATATTGAATATATAGCCGTATTGACCATCAACAATCATCACTTGGTCGATGTTTTCAGCGATCGACACTCTCGATGTAGCCGTAAGTAAAGTACCACGGATAACGCTTGCGCCGTTGGTTAGAACCTCATAGAAGTCATACCCAGAAACGACAAAAGCCCTGCCGTTACCGACAGTTCTAGCGCCGCGAATACCGCCACCACCAAGGGTGTATGCCAAGGAATAGCCCGGAATTGAACGCAATGCCGATACTGATTTTGACGTGCCACTTTCAGACGCTAACGGGTATAAATTAACACACCGCTGACAATCGAATGTCAAAGCGTCCATTTGATAAGTCGGACCTACAAAGCCTTGTAATTTCATTTGCCACTATAAATGTTATAAGAGTTATTGAACTGTAACAAAGCCTCATCCACACGCATGTTAGGCGGGTTATGTTTAGAATTTTGAGCGATAACAGCGTTTTTGCTCTCGATTGCGATTGATTGAACCGTTGCGCTGGCTTGTTTACCAAACTCGGGGGCGATTTCCATGGCAAGGTTAAAGCGAAACGCTCTTTCATATCCCTCTGGCAATACCAGAACATCGTCAATTGATGTAAATGACGTAATGGGCTTTTTGGTGTACAAAATCAGGTTATCAGTCTGCGCTGGTGTGGGGTAAAGGCGGATATTACCCAAAGGATAGTTAGCATCGTAGTAAAGCACCTCTGGAGTGCCTTGAATGCCTGTATTATCCACGATGCTTGCGTATTGATCACGGCTGTAAATCGTCAAGCCCATGATGCTAGAGCCATCGTCTATATTTGCTGCATAAATCTCTGTTGGGCGTACTGTATTGAAGTTGCCGCCTGTGCCAATAGTGTAAAGTGCCTGCGCTGATACCAAGGGAAACGCCTCAACACTTTCTGTATAAACCAAACCACCTTGAATTGACCAGCTATTGATCATCGCTACAATCGCAGTAAAGGCATCTTGCGTATCTTCCGCTGTCGCAGTTTGACCCGCGCCTAGCTCCTCAATCAACCGCAAAGACCCTGTAATTAAATCGCGTAATGTAGTCATTTTAAACCCCAGAAAATTCCCCCTCCTTTTTAGGGGAGAGGGAGTGTATTAAGTCATAACCATACGTGCGCCAGCCGAACCTTCTTGACGGAACAAGGTAACCTTGTACGTACCAGCAGGAGGGGTGACACCAGCAGCCGTTGGGTTTACCCATTGAATAGCCAGAGTGTTAGCAGCACTTACACGGCAACCGCCGATGGTAACGCCAGCAACGTGTGATGGTGGGTTTACAACAACAAAATCACCAACTTTTGCGCCCGAAAGCGTAAAGGTTTGTTCTGCTGCGGTAATGGTAGCAACGATTGCAGGGGTCAAAGACAAGTCTACGACTGTGACACCCGCTACGTTACCCGCAATAATACCTGTAGACATATTATTCTCCTTAAAAAGTGGGGAGAGGTGTTAGCCCCTCCCCGTTATCGTTACGCTGTTACGCGGCAAGCCCATTCTGGACGAACTGCTGCGATGCCACCAAGGAAGTCAAGGCGCATGATCAGTTTATCGGTCAGAACGTCATAGTCACGGATAACGCGGATTGTGAAGCCGCCTTCCGATGTTTTCTGAGCTGCCATGTCAGTACCGTCTGGCGTAACCAAAGGAACTGATACCATGCGGAACGCTGACTTGTGGTAAGCAAGTGATTGTTGGTAAGCAGTAGAAGCCGCGCCAACAAATACCAGAGCGCCTGTCTCATCAACAGGAGCAGCCGATACGTTTTGACGTGGATCTGTGGTTGTGTAGTAAATCGAAGGGCTGATTGCCAACGTAACGCTGTTACCAGATACCTCGGTTACGTCTGCTGTTACAACGAACTGTTGCAAGTAACCAAGATCAGTTTTGGTGATCGGGTGAACTGCGTTAACACCAGAGATGGTGAATACAGTACCTTTTTTGATTGTTGCGCCAGAAGTCACGCCATCAACGCCAAGAGTTGACATACCGTTAGAGATTGCGACTACAGAAGCCTCAACCGCGATACCTGTTACGTCAGCACCGTTGCTATGTGTGTAACCGAGGTTGTTACGCAGGAACGTAAAACCATCAGCCAGACCCATGTAGCCGTTTTCATACTGTGCTTTGATCTTTTCCGATGATTGGAATTGACCCTTACGAGCATTTACAGCCGAACGGTTACCCGCTGGGGTGAGAAGCAAGAAACGGTTATCCATATCAGGGCAAGCCATTTCATCGATCTTTTGACCAGCAGAAAGAACGGTATCGGTATCAAATACTGTCAAACCAGCCGTACCAACGCTGTTGAATGTAGCTTGGTTAGCACGTTGCAGCATTTCTTTCTCAACGTATTGAGCCATTGAAGAGATCGCTGGGTCAAGAACGCGTTTCGTCCATGCTTTCAACGATGCTTCGGTAGCGATTTCCGATGAAGTCAGAGCGATAGGAATGACGCGGCGAATATCGAGCGTCAAAGCTACCTTTTCCTCGGTTACGTCTTGGATTGTTGAGGTGATGTCAGCAGTCGATGAAGGGATAAAACGTGCTGGTTTCGATACATAGATGGTATCTCCAGAGTTATAACCATTTTTGCCATCAAAGTCTGATTTGTCTGCTTTGTCGATTGACTTTGCAAACTGTACTTTATCTTCGAACATACCCGCTGCCAATTCAGCGATGACGCCGGGTGCGTTCTTTAAGGTATTAAAGGTGTTAGCCATTATTTACTCTCCTAAGTGTTTATTTCCACCTAGCTTGCAGTTCTTTGTAGCTTAAGTTTTCCAGCGATTTATCGCCGCTCTTACTACCTGAAACTGGACTAGGCGGTGTTGCCATGATTGGCGTTTGTTTACGTTTAGGCGCGCTTTCGAGCTTTACGGCTTCTCTAATCAACGTCCAAGCAACATCCACAGGTGACATTTCCATCATCTTCTCAACGATTTCAGGATTGCTACCCAAGTGATAAACCAGTTCAGGCATGTTAGGCGCGTTCATAAGAACGTCTCTAAATACTTGAAACTCTGCTGACTGTTTTGGTGCAATATCAATAAATTGATTTAGAACCTTAACCTTGTCGTCATAGTCTGGTGTCGTCTTGCGTAGTTCAGCTTCACTTTCTTCAAACGCTGCCCGTTTTTTATTCAGGGCTTCTGCTTGAATTTTGTTTAGCTGTTCTTGTTTCTGCTGGTTTGCGATTTTGGCATATTCTTCTTTCGCCTCATGCTTACCTTTAGCAACAAAATAGTCCTCAATCGTTTCGAAATCAGATTCTTTCGGTTCGTCATTCTTTGGTTTTTGTTGGCGGTATTGATTTAGTTCGGCTTCTAATTGCTCTGCTCTGCGTTCCTGTTCTTTATATCGAGCAGTAATCTTGTCGATGCGCTTCTGTGCTAGTTGCTTTTCCTCTGGGGTTGGCGGTACAAAGTCACTTTTTGCATCATCGGGCGCGTCATTCTGTTTTGTTTCCGTAGACGGTTCGGAAGTGGTGACTGTTGTTTCAACTTCAGTCTGTGCAGGATTTACATCCAGATTATCGGTCATTCTGTTTCCTCATTTGACATTGCCATTTGTTCAGGCGGCAAAGTGGCCTGTTTACTTTCCTCATGGGAAAGAATTAGATTAACCGCTTCTGCGGTGTCATTTGTTTGCGCTTGCAACTCAGCAATGGTCTGCACGATTACCTTAACCTCTTCAGGTGTAATCCCTGCGCCCTGTGCCATTTGAGCGGCAATTTCCGCTTTAATCTTGATTGTTTCAGCTTGTGTCTTCTCAATGTCAGCGCGTGTCTTAGCGATAGCGGCCTCATTCTTGCCGACTTCACTTGCGACTTCTGCCTGATCTTTCTCACGCTTCTGTTGTAAAGCCTGATCCATGGCTTGCATTTGTTGCTGCATACCTTGAATAGCTTGTTCAGCTTGTTGCAACTGCATCGTTCTTGGGTCTTGCTCGTCTGACAATGCAGGGTTTAGCTTGTGCATACGCTCAACAATCAATTGAGCTTCTGGAATGTCCAAGTTTTTAACGAGAATATCGCCCACTACAGCGGCTGATTCTGGCAATGCTTGGATGATTGATTGAAGAACCGCGACAGTCTCTTGACGCTTGGTGGCATAACTCGCACCAACGGTTGCCACAACATCATATTTCCCCATGTCATCGCCGATTGTGAAGAAAAACTCTTTAGGCTGGTTTATGGCTTGTTTATAACCATTCTTGCCATCTTTTACGACCGCTTGGTTAATCGGGGCTACCATACGCGTGTCATCTTCACCCATGATACGCAAGACACGTTCCGTGGTGTAAATCTTGCTAATAAGATCAACCATGATGCGACCAGCTTGACGGATAGACGATTGAAGGTTGTCAACAAAGTGGAATGTAGCGTTGTCGCCCTCGGCCTGTCTTGCCATGATGGCTTTGCCGCTAGTCTCGTTACCTTGGTTACCCAAAGAAGCGTTAAAGATACCAATGGTGGCTTTAATCCCATCACTCGCTGCCATCATCTCTTGGAACATCGCAGGGCTTCCCTGTGGTGCTGGCTGTCTCTGTGGTGCGTTGGCGTATGTCTGACCATCGGGCAATTTAACCGCGTCAAACTCAAGATATGCGTATGTACTAGTGTTAGCTTTTGACCAACGATCAGCATGTGTTGCAAACTGCCCCACAACGCCAATAAACGGGGCTTTGGGCTGCAATGCGATGATCTCGGTGCTGGCGGTCAGCCAATAGTTATAACGTCTCTGTGGGTCTTTAGCTTGGCGAATAAGGCTGTATGAATGACGTACACCGTCTAACCAAACTTCCTCACCATAAACTGGAATAAGCGGGATGTATTTCCCCATCCAGTCAGTCTTTTCTAGAATTTCAACGCCTGATAGCTTGCACCACTTGATTGCAGCGGTACGAATTTCACGTTCGCTTGTGGCTTCAACACCTTCAGGCAATTCATTTACGATTGAGCCATCGGCAAGCTGGTAAATGGTCGATGTGGTGTATTCCTTATAGAAATACTCACAAACACGGATTGTGTCTTTTGTACACCAACCACCAGCTTCTTTTTCGTCTTGCCATGCCATTGGTGAAGCGTCTGGATACTTAGCTTCAAACTCATCCCGCGCCATATCAACGGTAACGAAACCAAATTCAGCGTCAGAACCGTCCATTTCCTTAGAATTAGGGTCGATCATAATCGAGCCGAAGTCAGGAACACGGATTAGCTCAATCTCTTGATCGAAGCTTTCATCATCGGCATACTTAGTATTTACCCGAATCCAGCCTTGACCAGCCATAACGCTGTTCTGTGCGCCTGTGTCATAGACGTTATCAGCACCTGATTGCACTTCAATATTGCGGATAATGCCACGTAGAACCTTAGCGGTCTCAACGTCTGCGTTGTCGTCTGCTGGAAGGATGCTGATTGCGGGACGGGATTGGCGAATGTCGTTGATAACTTGGCGTGTGAATGTCAGCAAACGGTTTTCAGTCAGGCAAGGGCGGCCTTCTTTTTCACGCTGCGCCTTAATACCCTCATCCCATTGCTCGCCCAATGCAAAGCGAGTATCTTCGCGGCCTTGTGCGTATGGCTCTTTATAGAAATCATCGCACGACTTCCAACGTTTTTTTGCTTGCTCTAGGAGGTTTTTATCGGCCTTAGCCATGTGTAACCCTGCGGTAAAATGTATTACAACAATTTATGCAGGGATTTCGCCCAGTGGTTAGAGTGTATAATAAAATTACGGGGTGTGCAATAGGTTAAAATGTTCTATCCCATCCATGCGTTACGTTTATAGTTTTGGTAAATTTTTGGAGTGACTGGCTTAATCAAACTGCCCTTAACTTGTGACGCTGCGATAGCCGCATAACGTGCTGCATCGGCTGCATGGCTTGACCAGTTGTGTGTAGGTTTGGACTTGAATGTGGCGCGTTCCTCATCCCATTCATAGGCGTAGTTTTCCAATGCGTGTAAACCATCAGCGCACTTCTTTTCATCAAATACGGAAAACGCTATTGTTTGGCGCAACAACTCAATCGCAGGGTTTATATCTGTCTCTCGTGCCAATACTGTATTAGATAACCCCATAGCGTCTAATTGACGCGATACGCTCTCACCCCTGATATTGCCATGTCCGCCGTCATGAGGTAGATAATGCCCGTCTTTCATGTAATTGAATGACTTTGCCTTGACGATCTGGACGTAATGGGATAACTGCTCACCACTATTCTCATAATAATCTAACCAGCGCAATTCACGACCTACGAATTGTAGCCACCATATTGACGTAGCATCTCCAAAGCCTAAATCCCATGCGGTAAAGACTTCACACGAAGGGTCATATGGTACGGCGTTAATCCGTTTATCGGTTCGTGCAGCCTGTAATTGCTTGGCGTATACAGCACCAGAACGGCGGGTGTCAAATGCACCCTCATAGATGTGCTGGTAGGCTTCTGCATCCTCTTTCTCTAGCTTTAAACGCTCATCATTCAATTCTTTAGGAAAGAATGGGTTATCACGCCATGAAAACTTTTCAACCCAGAACCGCTCGTCAGCCTGTTTTATCATCCTAACGTATGTGGGGTCATTTGGGTTTTTAGGGTTAAACGTTACCCAAATTTCAGAACCAGCCTTACGGATTGTCGGAATGATAATCTCGTAAGTATTGTTTGATACGTTCTCGGCCTCTTCCACCCACAAAATATCCGCACCCTCCAATGACTTAGTGTCAGTCGTGTTGTGCTTTAGGCCGATGAAGATAAACGCCGTCCCGTTAATACCCCTGATCTCATTCTCAAGGATACGGTAGAACCCCTCAAGTTTATGTTGTCTGATAATATCAGCTAACAACTTATGGACGCTATTCTTGATTGATTTTTGGATTTCACGCCCACACACGATAAACATCGGGCGGGTCATGCCCATAGTGATTAAGGCTCTGGCAACGTTATGTGACTTTGCGCCGCCTTCGCCCCCCCCATAGCACTTTATAGCGCTTAGGGCTGAATAATGGCTTAAACTTGCGGGGGATAGTTATTTCAGTCAATAAACTGAACCTTCACATCATGGGCAATTGGCTTACCATCTGCACCAGTCTGTTCAACCTTGTCAGTAACCTTCCCATACGCGCTATCCATCAATTCTTTAAACGCTGGTACGTCACCGCCCATGGCTTTTTCGATGATTGCCGCTGTCATAGTGTCAACGACTAATTGATCTGTGCCTTTTAAAATGGCTTCAATAGCTTCACGCACGATTGTGGAGCGGTTGCGCGTTCCCTTAACCTTACCAGCGCGATTAATTCTCTCTGGTTTGTCTTTGAAAGTATGGCCTTTTAAGTTTTCATCGTTCATCGCTGCATACTCGCTGCTTTCCGTATATAATGAAATGCCATATTATCCAATTGCGTTAACCTCAACCAGATAATGTGTAAGCCCATATGACCCGATATAGGCGTCGCCATACATAACAACTAAATGATCGTGCCTTACCAAGTCACCCATGGAATTTTCTGAACGCCAATTGCTGTGAACAAGTTTAGTTTGTTCCTCTGGCTTGAAGACATCATTCAGCATCTTTAATTTACTAGCCAGATTTTCAGCCAAAGCCTTGTAATCCTCTTGGCGCACATAATGAACACCGTCTACCGTGCCAATATAACCTTTGTTCTGCGCTGCAAATTCAGAGTTATTTTGGAAAACGCCTTTTTGCTTACAGATCATATCGTGCGTCTCTTGTGGGTTTAGATATTTTACGCTGTGTGTCATTCTTTCACCGTGTTCTTATACCCATCAATCCGAAGCATCTTTTTACCATCGTATTGGATTAAAGTTTCGATAAAATGATCCACTTTACGATTTTCAATCATCATATCAATGACTGGGGCTTTAATTCTGCGCAGAAAGCTATCGGAGTTAATATCTTCACCGTCTTGTATAGCAATAGGGCATGCGCAAACAAATTTGCCTCCATCATAAGGAGAGCAGGTTGTTAAAGTTGCCTTGCCGTTAGTGTCAGTTGTTGCCATTTGTACCGTCCTTCAATCCATGCGCCCGTGAATGATAATCCACATCTTCCCAAAACTCATAACGCTTTAGTGACCTAGCCCACCAATCTTTTTGTATCGATCGAATCATAAAACCTAAATCAGCGTTAGTTAGTTTAATTTCTGGAAAATACATTTTGGTGTATTCCCTGACCAAATCATTAATCTGCGCTCGTCTTGCACCATCACGCATATACTGGCACTCATGCGCCTTAACGATGATACAAACGACCTTGCGCCATTCACCCTCAACTAACTTATCACGCTGAATTGTCGCTTGGATAAATTACTCTTCGTTCATACTCGCCATCATACACCAAACTTAATAGGCTGTAAAATCATAATTAACGCCATATTGGTCGATTAAAATAAACCGTAGTAATCTCTCTACATGGAACCCACCTACCGTTAAAAACCTCATGCTCCTCATTCCAAGCCTTAACCCTGATACGGGGCTTTGGGTTGTTTTTCTGTAAATATTCCAAATACAACTCATGGAATAACTTTGATTTAACTATATTGTTCATATTACCAAACATACATCCCCCTCATTACTCCAAAACTCCACCAACCGCTTAACCCGCATTTCCTGCGCTGTCAGCAACTTCCTTTTCCTATACGCCACAACGTGACTGTCATGCACTAACCTCAACCTAGGCCGCATCTTTGGCACGACATTTTTAGGTTTCTTTCTGGTTAGGTAGCCCATTATTCAAAATACCTAATTTCGGCTTCTATTGTTTTACCCTTTTCTGTAATTTCAATCATGTACTGAACAATATCAACGATATGTTCAGGCACACTCATCCGCTTAACCCTATAAGGCTTCTTTGGTCGCCCTGTTTGGTTTTTGCGCTTGCCGCCCCTAGTCATTAGGCCACCCCATAGCAACCAATGCCAAGATGATAACCCCACCGATGATTGCGGACGGTATGCCGATGATGTAGTCAATTGCGCGGGTCATGATTTTGCCTCTGCTTTGTTAATCTTCCACAATAAATCCAAAATAAACAAAGGAACGGGTGTCTCTTTCAAACGCATATCATCAACGCAATCTTTCAAAGCCGCCAAAAGCTCATCCCTCTGCTCTGTCAGGGTGTAATGGTTGTTTACGGCTTTTACGATGAAAGCGGCGTTGGCATCATTTGACTGGTCTGATCTATCCGTTGTTGACGCAACACAATAGTTTTTTTCACAGTCAATAAACATTCCATACCGAGTGTCTTTTAATTTCCAAGGCAATTTTGTATGCTTTACTTCATTCATGAGTTCACCTCTGTAATAATTGGCTCTTTTGTAATATTTTCATTATCTCCAGAAACAGGTGCCCATATTTGCTGCAAAGTTTTCCAATGTTTATCTAGGTATTTTTTGAAACGTGTGATTTCTTCTTCATTTACATGCTGAATTTGACACGGCTTAAAAATGCCTTTTCGCTGCATCATAATAAAAACCTCTGCGCAATAACGGCCAGCTTTTTTGCCCTCTTCATCTTCGCTGCGGTTGTGAATATCCCATCTAAAGCATAGGTTCATATCAACATCCGCATCTTCGTATTGATCTAGAAACTCTGTCATTGTTTCAAATGACTCACTCGGTTCGTTGCTATAAAAATTACGTTTAGAGCAGTAATAATCATGGTCTAAAGCCATTTTTTCTAAAGTCATTTCAAAAACCCCTTCGTTGTTGCTCATGATTATTTACCCTCTGCTTTGTCGATTGCTAAACGTGCAAGATCAATGGTCATATCAGTTGCGCCCATAAAACCGCTTTGCTCAAGAAGATCAGCAAGTTTTTTGACTTCGGCTAATAACATATAATGGCTATTGCAAGCATTGACGATGAAGGCGGCATTTGCGTGCTCTTCTTCACCCAAATAAGCCCTGTCTTCATCGTCATTTGTAAAATCGCAATCAACTTTTGCGATGTACTTATATTGTTTTCCAGATTCTACATCTCTTACTATCTGAATAAATGGTATTCCATTTTCAACATCTTGACCTTCAACCACCCAAGGCAACGGTGTATGCTTTACTTGTGTCATTTCGTTATTCCTTCTTGTTAATCGTTCATAACCCTACTCTATGCTTATTTGGCAGGAAAGCAAGTGGTTATTTTATCTTTCTTCATTTTTCTTTGAATACGCAATTCTATTACCCTCTCTGTCGGTATCTTGGCGACCTCTTTTGGTGAGAATGGGTTATGCCATGCAAGCCTATGCTTCATTTAGCATCGATCCACGTCTTAACAAACGGCACGAACTTAACGTAATGCAAGTGTGGCTCGTTTCTGATTGTAAGCCCAGCCTGTTTGAAAAGAGATTTAACAGTCAGGCATAGCATATCACCACGATAGCAATAAACTTCCTGATCTGGATGGCCTTCTTCTTTTAAACGGCGGCATTCCTTAGATACGTCTTCGATTTTAGCTAGGTCAATTTTCAACATGATACATTCCTCATAAATTTTGTTTTGAATTTTCTGCGCTGGCATGAGTGTGGTTATTTTTTCATTTTATCGCCCCTTGCTCCTTCCATTTAGTACATCGTTATCAATTAACGAAAATCTCCCCGTCTCTGGATTGAAATTAACATCCACAACGGCGGGTTTTCCTATTTCGGCGTGATAGCGCGACTTTTGCACTTGAACAAAATCGCCCTCGGTTGATCTGTGAACGACTATTCCAAGGTCAGCTTTGTTATTCCAATGCGCGGAATCTGAAATATCGTAAAGCGTTGGTACTGGGTAATCACCGTCTTTATCCCGTCTCATTTTCGCAGGGTGAGCGATAACCATCACATGCACCATATACTTTTTTGCGAATCTTTTCAACTCCTTAATGGCATAACCTGTGTATTCTGTTACCGTCATATCACTAGGTCTGTCGTGATCCATCTCATTCCAAGGATCAATGACAATCATGTTTACGCCACTTCTCAACACACACGCAGCCATGACTTCCAATAACCATTCTAGGGTTACATCATCATCCTCGCTCGGTACGATAAACCGAAAGTTATCATGCACCCACCGATCGGCGGTTTGCTTTTCCTGTTCCGTCATGTTTTTTTCGAGCTTCTTATTCTTCCATGTCCGAAAGGCGCGGCGGTGGTCTTGCTGTGGTGGCTGCTCGAATGACGCGATAGCTGGCTTGAACTTGTGATTTTCCACAAGGCGACACAAAACATCGTTAATGAATGTAGACTTGCCAGAGGACGGAACACCAGTAACAATGCTAAAATCACCCATTCTTATGTTAAGGTGGTTTTCAAAACCCGCTATGCCGATGTGAAATGGTTTAGCGTAGGGCAGAGGGGGGAGGTCTAATAATCCGTAGTCACCAAGTACCTCGACCCAATCGGAACGCTTGAGAGTCTCTCTAATGCCCGTTAAACCGTATTTTAAAAGCACATCGTTGAGGTCTTTGCACTCTTTGGGGTATCTCACCCATTTACAGCGTACTTTTCCGATCCTTATGGCTAATGCCTGCAATAACCCTGCGCCCTTGTCGTCACCGTCCGATGCAATGATGATTTCTTTCTGCATACGGAGATATGGCAAAACCTCATCCAAGTAATCCAGATTGCCGTTTTCGCCCTGTGAGCCGTTCGGTACGGAGATTGTCCGAACAAACCCCGCTTGAATTGCGGAGATTGCGTCTATCTCGCCCTCGGTAATCACAATCGGCTGGTTAATTGTTTCGTCTTGGATTGCGTCAAAATTCCAGAAAAATGGTTTTTTGCCAGCATCGCAGGAAAACTGTTTATCTGCGGTACGGTATTTTTTATAAACACATTCGCCATTCTTGCGGTATTCAAACTCAATACGCCCCCCTGACTCTTTGAAGCCATACTTTACTGCTAGTTCTGGGTCTATCCCCCGTTTCTCGAAGAACCCCATCGTGGTGGCCTTTCTCTTCGCAATGGTGGCAGCACCACTTGATTGAATCGCCTGATCTTGAGACGCTAAAACATCTTGCATTTTTTTTCTTCCTTGTGTGTGAGCATACTGGGCAGGTTGTTATGAAATTACCTTGCCGTTTTCCGATGTGATTAATAATTTCCGACCATTGCACGTCTTGCTTTCTCCCTGTCTGAAAGTTTAACTGCGCTGACTTCCGCTGGCTGGTCTGACCAACGCTCTTGGTTTAACCAAGTCGAAGGGTTGCACCATGCCCGATCAGCAGGTTTTGATTTCTTGTATGCTTCGAGTCCAGCTTGCAGGGTTTCTAGGTCTGTTTTCTTGATTGCGCCTATGAACGCCTTTTCAGCTTGTAACCTTCCGATCTTATGCGGGTAATTTTGATACCACTTGGCGAACGCTTCTTTCACTGATGGTTCTGTATTAAGGTTAAGTATAGGTTCGGGTGTCACTGTGACACTGGGGGGGTGTCGTGGTGACACTGGGGGGGGTGTCACTGTGACACTGGGGGGGTGTACAGGTGATACCCCTGACATTGTCAAAATATAAAGGTTTGACGACTGCCTTCCGCTTAATTCTCTGGTGGATTTTTTAACAAAACCGCCAGATTCTAAATCCTGTATAGCCCGTATTACAGAACTTCTACTTAGGCATGTTTGGCGTTCAATATCAGCGAATGAAGGCCAGCACTCCCCGTTATGGTTTGCTCTGTTTGCTAAGGCGACAAGAACGAATTTCTCGGTTGATGAAATGCCCTGAATTTGTAGCGCGGTTGAGATGTGTTCGATCGACATTTATGCCCCCGCCAAATTATGCAGCATAAATAGGCGTTCAACATCGCCAGCGGTTATAAAGCCGTTAACGTATAATGTCATTACACGTCTTTTTATAACTGATTTGTTTTTTGATTTTGTAGCCAGCCATATAAGCATGGCTTTGATTGCTTTCATCATATCCCCCTTGTAATCCCTTGTAATTAAAAAATGCGGGGCAACCCTACAAGGGATAGGCTGTCTTTCGCTCATGACTTCGAAATAAGCCCCACAAACCCACGTTAGAAAATTATTAAACAAATAGCAATAGGAAATATTTTTAAAATAGCTAATAATTGTTCTTGCATTGTGGTCAAGAGTTGGCTATAAATAACTGTGAACAACAAAAGGAAATATCATGACTGAAAAGAAAACAGAACCAAAATTTAAAGATGTTATGGAGGTCTTGCACCATATCCAGAAAAGCATCAAAGCACCTAAATCAAATACAAACGAGTTTGGGAAATACAAATATCGCTCATGTGAGGATATCGTAGAAGCCCTTAAGTCGGTTATGCCCGAAGGTGCTACTGCTGTCCTTAATGACGACATTATCAACATTGGTAATCGTTATTACGTCAAGGCAACAGCTACCCTGTCATTTGGCGGCAAGGATTATGTTTCATCGGCCTTTGCCCGTGAGCCAGAAACCAAAAAGGGTTCAGACGAAAGCCAGATTACAGGTGCGGCTTCATCCTATGCCCGTAAATATGCGCTTAACGGCCTATTGCTGATTGACGACACCAAAGATGCAGACGCGACACACGATGGGAAAGTAGACCCAAAAAACGCCGCTTTAAATACACTTGGTAATTCTATGATGTCGAGTGTTGACAGGCTGACACAAGAGCAAATGCGTAACAGCGCGTTAACCTTACTCAATGCTTGCGCCACCCCAGACAAGTTAAAGGAAATCTGGGTTAAGAATTACAAGGCATGGGGCAAGCTAGACAAAGACCTGTTCGATGAAATTGAAGTATGCAAAGACCACAACAAGAAAGAATTGGAGCAACAAGCATGAGCGACTACGAAATGAACGAAGGCCAGATTTTCATCTTTTCCACCAAGCCAGAGGGTAATAAGCCAACGGTTAAGGGCAAGCTGAAGATTAACGGGCAAGAATACGAAATTGGGTTATGGCCTTCAAAGTCAGGCAAGGCTGGCAGTTACTCTGGTAAGGTGTCTTTGCCGTTTAAAAAGAAAGAAAAAGACAAGGCGCAAACCGTTAGCGAGATGCAAAACGAGATTGATGACAATATGGATATTCCATTCTAAATGTTCCATAAAGCAAAAACCATCCGCGATCAAAAACATTTAATGTTTATTCGCACCCTGCCATGCGCTAGATGTGCTGCATACGGTACACAAGCGTGTCACATTAGGCGTCATGGTGGGGGTGGGATGGGGTTAAAATCTGGTGACGATAAAACGCTACCTCTTTGCCACGAGTGCCACGTAAACATACAGCATCGTATCGGTGAAGAACGGTTTTACAAAGACGTCTACAAAGCCCTAGAGCTTGCCAAGGCGTTGTATTTACTAAGCGGTGACACATACCACGGTCTTGCACTCATGGCGAAGTTTAAACCAGAGGTGTTTGAATGTTCATTATAAAAACGAACGAAGATAAAATGAGGGCGATTAATTACATCACTTCTATGTCGCTTTCACCTGTGCAGTTTATCGACATTGACGACTACGAGAAAAAACGCTCTAGCAACCAAAACAGATATTTCCACAAATGCGTTAAAATTATCGCAGATTATACGGGATACAGCGCGGAGGAAGTTAAGGATAAAATCGTTCTTTCAATATGGCAGCCAGAAGAGAGGATTGTTGTGGTGAAAAAAGACGGTAAATCTGAAAACCATGTTTTGCGGAATAGACGCTCAACGGCGAAACTAAACACGAAAGAATTTAGCTTACTGGTAGACGCGATAATGGTAGTGGCGCACAGCCTTAAATTAACAATGCCAAGCATACATGATTATTTTGGGGGATAGATGTTAATATTACCATGGTTTGATGCAGCGTTAATGCCGAATAGGAAAAACGGCAGACATTGGAGGGCAACTCTAGATATTAAAGCGAACTACAAACTGGCGTGTAAGTTGATAGCTGATAATGGTGAAAAGCCAAGCCTTGTCGGCAAAATACCCTTAACTGTACTTTTTGCGCCGCCAGATAGACGTCCAAGGGATATAGATAACATGCTGGCAGCCATTAAGCCACTCATAGACGGTGTGGCAATATCTTGGGGTATAGATGATCGAATGTTTAGACCGATGCTGCTAGATGATCTAGAACCCGTTAAAAACGGAGCAATTTTATTAACATGGAAACAGGAAAAATGAAGACGAAAGAATGGAAGCCACCAATCTTTTACTGGCCTTTGGCGTTCTGTTGCTGCGATAAACGCTTAAGATTTGTTAAATGGCGGAGAAAGAATACCCAGTATGTAGAAGATCGGAGTAATTGGGTTAAATCTTGCCCTGATTGTTTCGATGAAATTGTTTCATATTATGAAGAAAGATGGAGAGATTATTACAATGACTGCATGTAAAATGACCCAAGACAAAATGAACCTAAAACAAATCCGAACAACAAAGAACCAAACGCAACTCGCCACGGCGCAAGCGTTGGGGGTGTGCTTGAACACTTACAAGAACTGGGAAACTGGCAAGATTGAATTGAAGGGCTACAAGCTGGCTGCGGTGGTTCGGGTTTTGAATGGGATGAAGGTGCGGAGATGATAACGGAATACGATAGCCATACCCTTAACTATTTTTGGAAAGAAGGGGGCGATGTAAAAAGATGGATTGGGTGGGAAGATTTTAAAAAAAGAAACCCAAACGAAGCGTTTATGATAGAAATTCGCTTAACGAATATTGAAACAGCTAATAACAATCTCACAGAGTATTTAGAAACTTTAGGTGAATAAAATGACCACCCAAGACGCAATCAACCTCATAAAAGACCGCCCAGACTGCAAACGGGCGCATGAAATTATCAACACGGCATATGCGGCATTTATCCTGAAATGCGAAGTTGCCAGTAAATCGCCGTTAAATTTAAAATATATCAAAGATTCTTCAAAATAGATGTTGACGCATGGGCAATTGTTGGCTATTGTTATCTTGTGAACAACAAAGGAGATAAACAATGGACTTCCTCGAAACAATCACCCAGAAAACAGAAGCTGCAAAACAAGTTTCGGTAATTGCGCAAACGATGCGGTATAACGAAAACGTGGAGATTTTGACGGATGCTATTATTACGTTGAAACAGGTTGTAGGTGAGTATCTGCCACCTTTGCATGAATGTGATGAAGATGGGGATGATTACGAGACGCACATGCGTTGGGAA